ATAACATCCAATCGACTAATAATAGTTAAAACAAAAAAAAGGGATACTCAATTAAGAATATCCCTTTAATATATTATGCGTTATACTGATTAAGAACCGTATACGATAGTTGGTTTCACAGTTAATCCTGCAAATGCGTCAGTAGTTGTACTTCCTGATAAGAATGCTGCCGGTAATTTCTCCATACCTGTTAAGGTTACTGAGTATCCGTACAAATCACCTAAAGCGGCGCCTGTCTGAATAGTACCTGCTGTTACATCACATCCTAATTGTTCACCAGCTAACAAAGCATCTCCGTTGTTTGTCCACAAAATGATTTGTGGTCTTCCGTATGCCATCAACTTTAATTGAGTGGTCATTTCGTTAGTCAACTTCTTTAAGTTCAATACAGTCTCTTGGTTGAAGAAAGTAGTACCGTTCTCACGAGATGAGTTTACTGTTTCAGTATATGCACTTGTGCCCTTTAACTGATAATAATATACAGTTGAGCCTGAAAGAGATGTAATCTCTCCAGAAGCGTTCTTAGTGAAAGAGCCAGTTGTATAGTTGATGAAGTAAACTCCTTGAAGTCCACCAATCGATTCTTTACAAACTTCTTGTCTTCCAGCTGATAAATTACAAGCCATATCTTTTAAGTTTTTAAATTGTTAGTTAAAAGAAGGTGAGGATTTTACCCCTCACCAACCTTAGTTATTTTTAGTATGCTCCGAAGTATACAACATCAGATAAGATACCGATTTGAGTACCCGCAGTGTATCTCATAATCACACGATAGTTTTGAGAACCATCAATGTTAGCCATGTCTAATACTTTAACCTCATTGTAGTCAGATAACAAACCTGTACCGAAGAACAAGTTAGATTTTTGAGCTGCTACGATTTGGCTTGCACCTAAACCTGGACACATTGCTAATTCAATACCGTTGAAGTTCATTGGCTTCTCACCAACATTCAACATATTGTTGAAACCGTTAGCTCCTAAACCACTTGCACCACCACCTGCTAATGCTTGCTGATATGCTTTAGCTACATTAGTAGAAACATAGATTAACAAATCTTCTTTACCATAAACAGCTGCTGGGATTGTAGCCACAACATCGTTTAAGATAGAGATTACATTTGTTGCAGTTACGCTACCAGAGATGATTGCGCCTGTTCCGTTAGATTTTGCTGCTAACACACCTGTACCAGCTGCTACTGAAGCAGATAATGCTGGAGTGAAACCACCGAATTGTCCGTTCAATGAAGCTGAACCAGTCCAAATTGATTGCTCAGTTGATTGAGCTACGAAACCTCCTACATAAGAGATTAAATAATCGTTGAAAGATTTTGGAATCTCATCGAATGCTGAGAAACCTAATTGTAATGCTTCCCAAGATTGTACGAAGTTTTGCTTACATAATTGTAAGTTAACTTGTAATTCTTTTGGAGTGATTACTCTTTCAGAGATTGTTACACTACCTGAAGTAGCGAAGTCGCAAGATGCGTCTTGTACGATACCATCAACTGCAAGTCTTTGGATTACTTCCTTATACTTTACATTTGGCATGATAGTTACATACTTGTTGTCAAGTGTTTTTGCTGATAACAATGCTGCAGCGATGTATTGCGCAGCTGCCTCTCCAGCGTAAGTGCTGTTAGAGATAGTAGGTTCAGCAAACTTTTGAAATTTTTTCATGTTTGTTTTGTTTAAATAATTTTATGAATAAAGTTTAGATAAGAAAGAAGATTGTGAATCTCTTGTTTTCTTACCATAATTTTTTGAATTTTGTTCTGCAAAGTTAAATGGTTTGTGTACTTCAACAGGAGCACCATCTAATTTTGGTAACTCTTCTTCCATTGCTACACCATCTTCTGGCATATCTTCCTCATCGGTTGGCATTTCTTCTTCCATTGGAGGATTCATTTCAGCCATTTTTTCTACCATACCTTTTACCATCTTCTCTAATTCTGCAATTCTATAAGATAAAGAAATTACATCATCAGTTGGTTCTGCATCAGGTACTTCGTTAGCCTTGCTTTCATCAGTTGTGTTAGGTAAGCCTTTAGCTGGTAACATTTCTGCATCAGCATCAGCCATTTTAACATCATCTTCTTTAGCTACTTTGTCAGCTTCTTTGTCTACTACTTCTTCTTCCATGTCCTCACCAACTTCAGGATTCTTTTCTTCAACATTACTTCTTTCGGTAATTTTACCGTCTTTAGTAACGATTCTGATTACTACTTCTTTGCCTTCTGAATCTCTTAATGCGATTTCATGTTCGCCATCTGGTGCTGGTGTTTTAGTTCCATCTTCTGAAACTACTTCAACATCTTCACCTAAATCAAAAGTTGGAGATTGTAAGATTGTACCATCTGCTGTTTGAGCATCTGTGAAATTAACTTCTGAACTATCTAAAGATAAAAGAGTTAATATTTTGTTTAATACGCTTTTTGAATTCATATCTTTTTTGTTTGTATGTTATTATAACACTATTGTTATTAAAAATTGTTATTTTTTTTATTATCTTCCGAATCTAGTCTTTTGTGCTTGGAATGATGCCGATACTTCAGCGGCTGATAATGTTTTACCAACCCAATATTTTGCTATTGCTATATCACCAAAGAATGGTTCACCATAATTTAATCTACCAATGTATACATTATTTGAATTGGTTACTGTTGCTCCTGCATAGTTTGAGTTTTGTCTATCTTGTAATCCATCTACATAGAATGTACCAACCGAACCACTTCTCGTAAATACAACTTGTCTCCAAACTCCTTTAGAATTTGTTTTAGTGTAGTTATCAGATTGGCCTGGTGTTGGTATCCATGTGTTAACATCTGAGTTACCACCCATTTGCGCATTTAATCCGTTTCCAAATCCATTATCAGTAAATGATATTGCATATGTACCTTGAGCACTCCAGTTACCACCCATAAATGATGCGTAGTATCTATTACCAGTACTTTCAGCAGAACTACTTAATCTCATCCAACATTCAAATGATACATTAGATAAAGTACCACTAGCTGATACAGCTAAACCTACTGCCGTAGATGAACTTGCATTATTTGCTGCATTGTTGTTAAATGCAAATGAGCCTGTTACTGAATTGTAAGGTAAAGTACCATTTAAACTTAAATTATTTCCGTTACCACTAATATCAAACCATGTAGTACCTGTTCCAGGATAGGATGTAGTTAAACCAGCATCTAACCAAAGTTTTAATGTTGGGTCACCTGCCGGCGCTGAACTCATAGACATAAACACATTACTATCTTTGTAGTTTTCACTACCTAAATATAATCCGTTACCTATCAGTTGATTTCCTAAATATACTGCCATATTATTTTATTTTATGCTACGAAACTTCCACTACCAGGTGTTGTAAATGTGTGATATGTGTATGAACCTGTTGTTGTAACAGTACCTCCCGTTGGTGATGCTGTACCTGTTAAATATCTGAAAATGATTACACCATCTCCTCCATTACCACCATTTTGATAAATATCTCCACCAGAGTTATAACCAGTACCTCCTCCGCCACCTAAGTTTTTAGTTCCACTTTGAGTTGCTGTTGAAGCGTTTCCACCATTACCTCCTCCACCTGGTCCACCTAATCCTCTAAGTGCACCTTGTACAGTAGCACCTCCACCACCTCCACCTGCGTATCTTATATTATTTACCCATACTGAACCTGAACCACCATTACCTGATTGAGAACCGGCTGCATTACCACCTGCTTGTGATGCTCCACCACCACCCCCAACAGGGTATGGAGAAACTAAGCCAGGCGCTGTACCACCACTATTACCTTGTCCTGCTACACCCGTACCAGGCGTTGTAGCATTATACCATCCACCTGCACCACTACCTCCGTTACCACCAGGTCCTCCAGTTCCATTAGCTCCACCACCTCTTGCTTCTAAACTAAATGCGTATGAAGAACTACCAGCCATTGCATAACGGCGAACACCTTGAACACTTCCACTACCACCTTGTCCTACTACAATATTGTAAGTTAGACCTGAAGTTAAAGTAGTAGAACCACTAAGTAAACCACCAGCTCCACCACCACCTGATTCGTTTGCGATACCACCTCCACCGCCACCACCTACTAATAGGTATTCTACAGTGTAAGTACCACCACCTGATGGTATTGGTGCATCAGTTTTAAAATAAGCAAATTGATGAAAGTGCATATTATATTAAGTTTTTAACAGATGATGCATAGATTGTAGATGTATCAACCGTAATAAATGTTACTATATCTTTAGATGAAGTTACAGCCGATGGTACATAAGAAGAACCTGAAGGGAACTTAAATGTAGATGGGAATGTAATACTTCCACTTAGTGTAGCTGCTTGAGTTACAACTAATGATATCGTTTGTCCAGCTTTTATGTTTGTTGGATTTATAAATGTTGGTATACTACCTGATACTAATGTTAAAGTAAAGAAGTTACCAGCGTTAAAGTCCATAGATGCTGTGTTAGATGAAATACTCAATGCTACCACATTACCTTGCACTGAACCTGTATACACATTACTTCCACTAAATGTATTATTACCCGTCAATACTGCATTGGTTGAACCTCCTAAACTACCAGATACGATGTATAAAGAGTTAGGGTCAGTTCCACTACCACTTGCTAAAGCTGCGTAAGAAGCTGAAGTTAAAGTAATAATTCTATTAACAGGTGCTACATCAGTAAATATATCTCCTATGTTAGTAATTGTAGAACCACTCAATGTACCACTTACAAATGTAATTGCTGAGCCACTTATTCCAACACTACCGCTAAT